CACCAACAGCTTTATTTGTATATATGTTTATGCCGATTTCGTTTTGTGTTGTTTGTGGTTCTAGTTTTATTTTTTGCGATGTATGTGAGTGTTCACCTTGTCATTGTAGAATACTTCCTCTTATGTCTCACCAACAAGAAAGGGAGTATTCTTACACGTCTTTTTTAAGTCATAGGTTTATATATAAAATGAATATAATGTATTTTAAAAGCAGTTTGAATGGATCTCATGGTGAGTACACCAATACTGATGATCATGATAATGCTGAGCGTAAACGGCGTCATAAAGAGTCCGTCAACCACACTTTCCAAAATGGATTTGGAAAAACTAAGGTTCAGAATGGCCCTCCGAACCCAGTTTGCAAGTTCTACGCACTAGGGAAGTGTACTCGTCAACAATGTCGTTTCGCTCATATTGATGATCCTTCTAAGCCGGATCCAAATCTCCAAACTGTCCTGTGCCCTGAGCCGAAAATAGAACCTGGTAGGGATGTCTATCGGCTCAGTGGGATCAGTTTCTTGTTAGGGACTGGTCCACCCCGACCAACTTTTTTAAAAGATAATGATACGTGTTGTGATCTTGACAATGAGCGACAAGTTATTAAGATCCCTACATTTAAATCTTTTGGGAAAGTTTTCTTTCAATCTGAGGTTGTGGTCTACCCAACTCTCTATAAGTATATTCTTGGTAAACTCAAGGTCCTTGCTAATGAGGAAAGGAATGCAAGGCCTGTTGAGGAAATGAAGATTGCTTTCTCATTTCTGTCAAGAGGACATATTGATGGTTCTCTGATATATTACCAGTACAGAAATTTAGAGAGATTGCCATCAACATCAGTCATAGTTCCGTCCGCGGTTCCAATTAATCTTGGTTTCTCTGTTAATGTTGTTGCCCCAGTTGTGATACCTTGTACCCTATCACCATGCAAGTTCGATTATTACTTCAATCGTATGTGGATGATTGTGGATTATAATGGTTTTAACTTTAATGTATCAAGACATCATCTTGTTCAGTGCATTAATTTTGACACAGAAGGCGATATTGTTGAGACTGCTAGGAATTATGTTGCATTTTTCCAATTTACCCCGCGTATTCCTTTTCAGGTTTATGCCCCCTGTGCCAAGAATGTGTGTGGTGCACTCAGTAGATACTTCAAAGGGCCATACCAAAACGAGCCTGATTACTTCCGTCGAAGAAATCAATTTTCAATCATTAATGGTATCCCCCTTCAAACACTGAAATCGGTGGCTGCGATATGCAATGCTGAAGTCCGTGTGGGTATTGAAGGATCATACAGAGTGCGTTCAAGGTTTGGAAATTCTTACCCTGTTCAAATTAATAAATCCACATTCATGAGAGCCATAGACTCGTACGTTTCGAAATATTGGGTTGGTCTTTTGTTTATCAAGTTTCTGATGTATATTGTAGATACTTTCGGATTAACTTGGAACTCATTGGTTTATCTTATCTACGTCCCGTTTTTCTATTTGTTAGATTATGCGACTTTGGTAAGAGAATTCATTAGACTACCCCATCCGAAACGTCTTGTCTACTCCTGTTATGTTCTTAACATTTCAACTTTCTTCAAAGTGATTGATAATATAGGCACCTTTGAGAGTAAGTTCAAGTGGGAATACGGGAAGGTAGGCAAAGAGGGGAGGTTGTATGCGACCGGGGATCACTTAGCAATTTCTGACTTTTTTGTTAGTACTTTTTTGAAATATGTATTCAAGAAAGAGATTATCATAGGGGAGATTCAATGTAGTGATGGTATAGTATCTGTTTGTGCTCAGTACATGGACACTCAAGAAAGGTTTTCTTCGGATGCCATGTTTCTTGAGGCCACAAACTTGCCGAACAACACTGTAAAATTGATTTTCTTCAGTGATGACGGTTTTCTTGTCTCGAATATTGAAGGTGTCTATTCAATATTTGAGACTGATTTTTCGGCCTGTGATGCATCAAACGGGTTTCCTGTTTTTGCAGCATATTATTATATGGCGGAGATGTGCGGATTTTCAGTCGGCGCTTCACGGGTTATAAGTCAGTGCTCAAGGAATACTACAGTCAGAAATCCAGACAATAAGAAGGAGTATGTTGTTCTACAACCTGAGACTTTCTTTGAATTGTCTGGCAATGTTGGCACAACTGTGTATAACAACATAGCTGAGATTGGATTTATCAGCAGTGTGTATGATGAACTTAAGAAGGTAGTGGAATCACGTGGATACCAAGAACCATGTTGTGTCAAGGACATCCGTGAATCTCTGACCCTTCAGTTATTCAGCACATCAGCAGAAAATGCAGGTTGGAAAGTAGTTGCCATTCAGAGATCTAGTCTGAATGCTTCAACCTTCCTCAAACGAGCTTTTAATGGAAAGTATTCCTGGCTCGTTTATGGCGCCATCCTAAGGTCTTTTGGTCGGGTGGATGGGAAGCCTAGGGGAGAACAGTTTGGTCTAAGCCCAAAGACCTTTAAAAGCAAGTCTGATAAGGAATTGACAGAAATCCTTATCAGACAAACTGTTCTGTCATTGTCCAATGAACCGTCATCTCCACTCCTAACTGCTATGCGGATCAGAGCTGGTATTATTACAGAGCCAGTTCCTGACCAGATCACATTCGATGATCTAAATCAGCGGTATGGTACGGAGACCTATGAGTGGTATCAATTGTTGGACAGCGTCCATGACCTCAAGATCGGAGACAAAATCTCCGGTGCAGTTCTTGAAAAGGTTTTTTCTGTTGACTATGGAACCGAACAAGTGAGTGGTGACCACTGGTTCGATGTTGTGGGGGAGGGCCATAACCCCCTCAACGACATAGTCTAAGGACGTCCCCATCGCCCGGGC